TTTTTAACCATTTAGAAAATCTTTTTCTAGGTCTGATACTATTTATAAGAAAATGATATTGAAGCTTGTTATCAAGGTGGTGATAGCGGTTCATCTCATTAGCATATAAAACGGTGTCGTTAAAGTAGGATAGCCCACGATTAATCATGTAAGGGCTATAGCCTTTCTCAGATGCATCATCTACCATTATATCTTTCTTGGTAGAGTTAATGCTGTTAAGGTAGTCAAAGGGATTCATTATGAGAACTCCACGCTGGCCATTAGTTCTACCATGCAGGCAACGATATTAAGCTCGTGATCTGCAACGAAAGCATTCTTATATTGGTAGTCAGCAAGGATAAGAACGGTTTGTGGTATAGAAGAGGGACTAACGTAAGCATTAAGGTTATCATATATCTGGCGAAAGATAGCTGCAGGCTCTGTATCGATATTGTCCACTACCCACTTACGCATACCCTTGAAGTCTTTTGACTTAAGGTAAGATATAAGAACTTTAACATTGTCTTCGGTTAGGTTAACAAGTAAGCCTGAGTCGATCGTACCAGATACAGAATAGCGTTGCAGTTCGTTCAAGACCCTGCGGAAGTCTGGGAAGTATTTCTCTACAAGTGTTGCAACAACTTTTTGGTCAAACGTAACATTTTCTTTTTTTAGGATATCGATAACCCGACCAAAGAAGCCAGCAGCAATAGCAGGCTTTTCTCCGTTAGGAATAGAGAATTCGTAGACAGAGCATCGAGAGTGGAGAGGCTCAATAATTCGATTCTTGAAGTTGCAGGTTAGAATGAAACGACAATTATTAGAAAACTCTTCGATGAACCCACGGAGAGCGGGTTGCGTAGATTGCGGATTAAGGTAGTCTGCTTCGTCGAGGATAACAACTTTGTAGCCTCCTTGAAGAGAGACTGTAGAAGCAAAGTGCTTAATCTTGTTTCGGAGTGTATCGATGTTACCCTCCTCTGAACCGTTAACGACAATATAGTCTAGGTCCAGTTCTTTACACAGAGCTTTAGCAACTGTGGTCTTACCAACGCCTGCAGTACCAGTGAATAGCATATTAGGCAATTCCCCAGTAGAGACTAGGGTGTTGAATGTGCTCTTAAGCCCATCTGGGAGAACACATTCAGACACCTTAGACGGTCTGTACTTTTCACACCATAGAAAATCTTTACTCATAACGAACTCCATAACAAAGGTATATTATATCACATTTTAACAAGAAAGTAAAAGACTATGTGGTAGTAGTAACTGATTCGTAGAGTTCCTCCATTTCTTCTACTTCGCTCTGGAACTGGGCAAAGGTTTGCTTATGGTACATAACAGCAAGCTTATTAATATACTTTTTATCAATACCTACCTCATCAGAAAGATCACCCACAATATTTTTTTGTAGATCTTTTTCTGCTTCAGCACGAGTTGCTGAGTTAGACCATTCCTTAATAGCATTTAGAATCTTGGTACGATCCGCTGGATTATTCACTACCATTTGCATCACCTTCTTCAATTGATGGGACTTCATCAGATTCTGTAACGCTCTCTGATTCCTGCGCTTGTTTAATAAATCTTGCGAACTTGTCATATACATTTCCTACAAAGGATAACTCATTAGCCTTAAAGGCTCCACGTTCTGTTGAGGTGTTAATAACTCTCAACACATTCATTAGGTCGTCGACTGATAGACCATCTTCTTGCTCTGACATATTACCCTCCAAAGGTTGATTTCTTTTCTAGAGCTACCCAGTATTGGGTGTTATTGTTTTTAGCCGTAAAGCTAGATAGTAGTTTAGACGAGATACAAACATCGTAGTCATCGTTAACAAACTTAAAGTTGCCAATGTTAAAGACGAGGTTACACGCTACGCCAGCGGCCGAACAATTAGGAACATCTACTTCGTAGGTATTAGAGGTAGCATCTTCTGTATCTGTAACAACTAGTTTTGGTGGTTCGTCTGGATTAATACGAACAACAAGATCCGTTACTCCAAGAGCAGATGAAGCCTTTCGAATATCTGCCATGTCCGTAGCGGTAAGTGTAAAGGTTACTTCGCACGGTGGCATAGTAATATCTTTAGTCGGGGTTGTTAGGATAGAAGCATCTGAAAAAAAGTACTTGACAGAACGATTACCCTCTGAGACCTTAACAAATTTCATATTAGGGTCAAAGTCAAAGGTAGGATCATCGAACATACTAACTACACCGAGGAATTCGTTTAGGTCGTATATACCAAACTGATTAGGTATAGATTCAGGAATAGTTGCCTGACCCATAATAGTTTTGCTTTCTGACATAGTCTTTACGATATTACCGGGGTTCATTACAATGTTAGCGTTTATGCTAGCAAAGTTCTTTAGGGTAGAGAGTGTTTCTTCACTTAGTTTCATCATCAATTCCTTCTATTTTTACGTTAAGACTATCATTATACCGTACTGTTACTGAATCCGTAACCCCCTCTGCCGATTCTTTTAGATCAAAATCTGTTAAGAAGAGGAGAGAGCAAATGGCGTGGGCAAGATGATTAACCCCTGATTCTGGGTCGATCTTTTCACCTTGCATATATGCAGAGATATGGCGTAACGCTGCAGCTTGGTATCGACGAGATTCGACCTTTTCCCAATTAAATCTGTCGTACTTTTTAGCACCATAGGTTAGTACCTTAACTACTTGATCCATTGCCCCAAATGGGACTAAAGAATAGTCTGGCTTTTCCTGGTCGTACTTAACACCTTCACTCATAATATATCCTTATAGGTTATCAATAATGTTGTCAATAGCTGAATTGGTATCATAGGTGTCCTCGAGAACAGTCTCAGGGTTTGCATCCACCTTCGTGTAAAGGTCAAGGAAAGCCTCTTTGGTGTCTTCGTCAAATCGAGATACACAAAGCTTAATAGCCTTAAGCTTATCCTGAAAGATAGAATAGCTTTGAACTATATGGCACAATCGACGTGTTGATATTACTTCGTCTACACCACCATCCTCAAAGGTCTTTCGAATAGTCTCTGACCATACAGTAAGCGTATCAGCAAAGCTTTCATCTAAGCAGTTAAACTTGTGCATATGGTTAACTACGATCTTCCGTTCCGTGGATGATGTAGCATATGGTTGCTCGAGGGTAATCGTGAAACGTTCCAGGAAAGCTTCATCGATAATAGTAGCAGCAATAAAGCGACCATCATCTGAGCCTTTACCCTTCGTGTTTGCAGTCGCGATCACGTTAAAGCCATCTAATGGAGTAATGACTTCGCCAGTTTTTTTAATGAGTACTGGCTTACCCTCGAGTACCCCTTGAAGACACATGATTTTGTTCGAACCACGATCTATTTCATCGATGAGTAGGATTGCTCCTTTTTCCATTGCTTTGATGACTGGGCCTTTATTAAACACAGTTTCGCCATTCACCAAGCGGAAGCCACCGATCAGATCATCCTCATCTGTCTCTGGGGTAATTTGGACACGCACGTATTCGCGGTTAGCTTTAGCGCACGCTTGTTCTACCATCATAGTCTTACCGTTACCGGATAAGCCTGTAATGTATACTGGATAAAAGATCTTAGACTGCACAATCGAAGTAACGTCTTTTGTGTGCCCCCAAGAAACAAAGGAGGGATCTTTCTGAGGTACAAAGACCTCATCATTCATAATTGAGGTAACTGCTGACATAATAGTTTCTTTTTTCTCGAATGGAATAACCAAGCCATTTAGCTTGTATACGCCCCAGCGAACCCTAGGGTTAGACTCGGTAAACCTTTTGGCCTGAGCATCGGAAATACCTAAGGTTTTAGCTACTGAAAGTATTTCCTTAGGTGTAAATTCACCGGTGTTACGGTCTGGGTAAGTCTCAGCAATTGCACTAAGTAGGTTTTTTTCATTTAACATAATATAGGTCCTTATCAATTTATATGAGTATTATACCGTAAAAAGGGGGTGTCTGTAACCCCCTAAATCGTCATAGATCGTAACGTTAAGCTATTGCCTCCGCAAATTTAGTGGCTAGGACACGGTTAGTCTTCTTAGACTTAGAGTACTTAGAGAAGGCCTTTTTGATCTGTGACTTAGAAGCATCGGGGCTAATCTCTAAGGTCTCTATAGAGGTTTCAAGGGATTTACCAGAAGCTTTAATAACAAAGAACTGGTTATACCCACACGTATCCTTATATAAAACTAATCTTTCTTTCTTATAACCTTTTCTGATCTCCTCATCTACTTCAGTAATACCAAGGCGATTCGGATGATCATTCTTATTGCTATTAGTCCAGATTAGATAGGAACAAGAATTAATATCTCTATTATTAGAGGTTATATAGAAACAAGTTGTATTTATCCCTTTCTTAGAAAGTTCTTTAACTAAATGACTAGATATAAATTGACGGTAAACGTTGACTATCTTATTATTAAAGTCAATAGCATATTCACTATGGGATACCGAAATATTTGGATCTAATCGTTCATAAACTGTTCTTGGTGGTGAGCCTTCGCCATCAGACAGAACTACTAAATTTGTTTTTTGAATCCCGTGTTTTCTCTTAAAGTCAGAAATAACTAAGTCTGCTACCATAAGGGCTTCAGATAAAGGTGTTCCTCCCAACCTTTCTAACTGGGAGATCTGATTTCTATTTTCTTGAAACAGATAGCCAGTATAGAAAAGTTCTCTATAGGCTTCTTGATAATCTGTTTTACCAAATGATGAGCTAAGAAGGTGTAGCATACTAACCGAAGAAGGATCTATTTCTCCAGAGCTTAGCGCTGACAAATCTATATCAGAATTCCATTGCTGGCGAGTAGTAAAACTATAAACTTCAAACGGGATGTTTACTTTTTTACAAAAAGATATTAGGCTTAGAGTTTGGTTAATAACATCGCCGATTGTGCTCTGCATAGATCCAGAAAAATCTACTAACATAACCATACCGTGAGATTGGGCATCAGCAAGGTTTGTTACCTTTTGAAAGATATCTTCTTCGTATTTGTAGCTATGTAACTTGTTAACGTTAATTGTGCCAGAGTTAGATTCTGAAGCTCGAATAGTTCTAAAAGCAGCTTTGCGCATCTCAAACTCTTTTGCTAACAAAGATGTAACTTTTTTAGTATCGGATTCAAAGTCTTTAAATGCTTCTGATAGTTCTCTTTCTGTGTGGCTGTACCAATATTCTTTTGCTTTAATTCGTGCTTCTTTTAATTTAGGGTATGGTACAATAATATTTCTAGCAACGAATCTTGACATAGGAGCAAGATATTTAGGCTGATTAGATCCTGTTGTGCTTTTAAGTTCTAGCTTAGATTCGTTTTCTCTAAAAGCCATATCTGTTTCTGATTCAATATCAGATTCTTCGCTTTGATCATCCCCATCCGAAGAGTCACTAGCAGCCTTTTCTTCTTCTACAGGATCTTGGTTAGACTCTTGATCTGTTTGAGAGACAGAATCTTGATTTACCTCTTCACCCTCTTTATCATCATCATCATCGTCTTCGCTGGAAGACTGAGCATCACCGCCGGATTCTGTATCTTTTTCATCACTCTCAGACCCAGTAGAAGATGATTCAGACTCGTGATCTTCATCAGAAAAATCTTGATATTCTTCATCGCTAGAATCTTCAGGTGAAGGTATTTCGTCTTCTTCTTGATCCTTCATAAATTCATACAAAGCCTTAGAAGCTTCTAGAACATCTTCCCAAGTTTCGGTACTAAAAGCTTTGTCTACATATGGTTTTTCTTCAAGGCTGAAGTCAACATTAATTAAGTCTCGAAGCTTGGCTTTCAGATTTATTCGATCGATTAAAGAATATTCTTGTAAGTCTCTACCTTCTGTCTTAAAGAAGTTCTGATCGGAAAATACTTTATAGCCTTTCTTAAAAGAATTAACAAGGCCAGGATACATAGATTGGATTTTTCTTTCAATGCGTATATCTTCTACGACATTTAAGAATGACCTTGGAATCTTAAGATCTTTAGGTGAATCATGCCAACCGTCTGCAGGGGTAAAGAGTGCGTGGCCTACTTCGTGGCCTATCAGAAGATCTTCAACGTCTTTACCAAAGTCTTCCCAAAGTGGAAGACCAAGTACACGCTTTTCGACATCAAAGTACGCAGTAGGATAATTGCCACGTTGAACAGTAATGTTCTCGTTGGCAAGAAGGCGAGCTAAGATTGACTTGGATTGTTTAACCATCTGTTTTCTCCATTTGATAGAGACATTTTACCGTATACTAGGGCTATTGTATACCCCTCGTTACGATTTATGACGATTTAATCCCCTGCTAGAAGCATTTTAGAGAAATTATGCTCTTTTTTAAAGGTTATCTTATTGCGGAACTTACCATCCAGTAAATCCCCTTTATGTGATATAACAAATACGTTGGTATTACTATCCAATGTATTCAATATCTTCATAAGGTTCTCTACACCATCATGATCCAGCGAGGAGTCAAAGGTTTCGTCCAATATCAATAAGTTGGTAGATGTAGAGTTCTTCATTCTAGCTATCTGACGCCAGGTAAACAATAAGGCCAAATCGATCCTTTGTTTTTCTCCTTCAGAAAAGGAAGCATAGTTAAAGTTATCACGATGACGGGATTTTATAGTCTCTGAGAAACTTTCATCTAGATTAAAGGAAACAAAGAAGTCCAAGACTTGTAAGTATTTATTAATTAGGGTGTTCATAACAGGAAGATATTGTTTAACTACTTTAGTCTTAATACCAGTATCTTTAAGCATTTCCCCTGCAACAGATAGATAAAGTCTTTCGGATGATATGCGATTCTTGTTTTCGGATAATGTATCCTTGGAATTTATTAAATTGCTGTATTCACTATTTGCTTCAGATAAATCTCCATGGGTAGTAGAAAGTGATTCTATCTCTTTTTCAATAGCCTTTATTCTGATTAGGGATTTATTTATAGATTTGGTGTTACCAGAAATATTATTGTTCAGATCTTGTATATGGCTAAGGCTAGAATTAACTTCTTCTATAATAGCGTCATACTCTGCAGTCTTGCCATTGGCAGAAGATAGTGCATCACTTAACTCCTTTGCTTTCTTTTTAGCCTCTGCCAGCTTTAAATCTTTTACGTCAGGTTCAATCTTTTGTGTGCACGTTGGGCAATTATCATTTTCTTCGTAGAACTTAGCTTCTTTTACTACGCCACTGATTTGCTGCTGGAACTGTGCTTCAAACTTAAGGAACTGATTTCTCTTGGTAGATGATTCAGTCAACCTAGTATTGAGTAACTCTAGGTTTTCATCTATAAACCCCTTCCACTCTGTGCTGTCATTCTTAAGAGATTCTATCTCTGATTCAATTGTAGATATTTCCTTATTCTTGCCTTTGATCTGTTCATCGTTAATTTCGGTTATATCCCGAATATACTTCTGCTGAAGAGTAATCTTTTCTTTGGTTAGATCTAGCTCATAGGCAAGTCCGTTTATCTGTTCTTTTAGCTTTGAATCTTTCTCTCTTAATAACTGGCTCATCTTAGAGAATATCTGTATATCAAGAAGATCCTCGATTACGTCTCTTCGATGAGGTGTTGGTAACTGCATAAAAGGTATAAAAGAAGAAGACCCAAGAACCACAATCTGATGAAACGACTTATGATTAAGCTTTAGTATATTCTGCTCTAAGAAGTTCTGATAATCCTTAGCTGCAGAGCTTTGATTAATCATATTACCGTTTTGCCAGATCTCGAACTTAGCTGGCTTAATACCACGCTTAACAACAAACTTATGCTGACCTATATCAAACCCTACTTCTACCTCACAATTCTTATTATTAATTGAATTTACTAACTGGGGCTTATTTATATTTCTATGAGGCTTACCGAACAATGCAAACGATAAAGCATCAAGTAATGTGCTCTTACCTGCACCATTCTGGCCAACTATAAGAGTTGTCGGGCTACGGTCTAACTGAATAAGCGTTTCTTCATTACCGGTAGAAAGAAAGTTACGCCATTTAATATTACGAAAAGCTATCATACAATTTCCAATGACTGGGCTTCAACAAAAAGACCCCTCATTAATCCCTTTAATGTATCTTTATCTAATTCTGTATCTACAGCATCAATATATGAATCTAATAGCTGTGTTGTATCTTCCACAGATACTGATTCATCATTTACGCTATCTCCAGAGAATTCCTCAAAGGTTTCTGCAATTTTAAGTTCGTGAATATCTTCGCTTTGGACTTTATCCACAAATCGATCAAAGAGAAATGGATCAGTCTTTTTAGCTACAATAATCTTAACAAACTTGTCTTTTAAGTGATTAGTATCATAACTATTATAATCTATTTTTTCGTCGTTGTAAACCACTTTTTCAAACATCGTGTTAGGATTTCTAACAGGGGTAATTTCTCTTGTTTCAGTATCTAATATATGGAAATATTTAGGATCTTCTGAATCAGCCCACGTAAATTCCATCTGCGAACCGAGGTAATGTATATTGCCACGACTAGACTTAGTGTGAAAATGACCAGATAGAACCATTTCAAAGCGGTCAAATATTTCTGTAGTCATACCATGTGCATTTGGTACGCCTTTCATCATATCAAACCCAACAAGCTCTAGGTGTGCGCCAACGATAGAAGCTTTACAGTTTTTAATAAAATCGATTGATTCCACGTAGTTCTCACTATTAATCCACGGAATTAATGCAACTGCGCATCCGGCA